ACTGAATGGAAGATGAGCCGGTCGCATGCGTTGCGCATGATCAAGAAAGCAATTGATCTCGGAATGATGGATCAGAAGCAGTTCAGAATCGGATGCAAAACCAGATCAAGCTATCCAATATGGCATTATCGATCGAAGAAGGCGTAGTCATCGTTCCAACCAAAACGATTCGCGCCATGAATGAATTTGTGGACAAGGCGATTGAAGCCCATGAAGCATCTGTGCGTCCCCGCGAGTGCGGTGATTCCGGCTGCGGAATTCCTGTGGTGGGTCTGAATCAAAACGGGCCTTCCCCGCAGCCGGATAATCCCTCACTAGATGGGCAACAAGGCTGACAAAGAGCAGCAGCGATTCGAGGACGACAAGCTGATATGCGAGAAGCTCAAGGCCATGCTGCGCTATGTTCAGGAACAGGATCTTCTGATCACGCATCTGGTGCGGGAAAACATGCGTCTGCGCTGGGAACTGATCGACCTTCGGGACAAGCAGATGAACGAAAGATCATCGAGGTGATCGAGGCGCTCGATGACGAGAATCAGCGGCTGAAGATGCAGGTGGTGATTCTCAAGCGTATGGCAGAGCAGGCCAGATTCCTGATGGCTCGCTCCAACAACGAAGCTTTGGTGCGCAGTTGGTTCAGCGACTACAAAGGAGCAATGCAATGACACAGATCTGGTCAATGACGGCAACGATCACGCAGCCCGCAGACGCGGGGGCGGATCAGGAAGAAGAAGTGAACACGCTGCATGCGGAGATCACCGATTGGGGTGAAGGACCGTATGCGGTGATCAGCACCGAGCGGTGGGCATTGGCCGACGAGGATGACATCGACCGGTTTGTCGCGATCATGAAGCAGCTTGTGCTTAAAGTCGCAGAGACGCGGGCCATGAGAAACAATTGAACCCCATGGAAGAATCCAACAGTTGGCGGGCCAAGAAGAACCACAACAAGGTCGCTCAGGTGATGACCTATGATGCCGAGCTGCGCATCGGCGAGATGAAACACAAGGTGGTTGTGTACGCCATCGATGCACGCATCTATGTGCGTCGATACGAGGAGTTCGTTTCCAAGTTTGAGCGGATTCCGTTATGAGCACGGAGTCGAAGCCATGAGCAAGATGCCGGCATGGAAACGCAAGAAGCTCATCGAAGAGGCGAGCGATCTGCGGCATTTCCCAAGACTCATGCTGGGTCTGGAAGTGTACCCATGGCAGGAGAACGTGCTCGATGCGCTCTGCTCAAAGCATTCCAGGGTGGCTCTGAAGGCGGCCAACGGATCCGGCAAGACAAGCATCGTGGCGGCTGCCGCGGTGGTCTGGCATCTGGTCATGTTCAAGGGCGCTCTGTGCGTCTGCACCGCAGGCGTCTATCGTCAGGTGGCCGACGCCCTTTGGCCGTACATTAAACGGTACACCAACGGGTTGGGCGGACCTGATTCAGGGTTCAAGGTGATCGATGGCGAGATCACCTACCTTCGGGCAGGGTGCAAGCCAGGTGAGGAAAGCCGCTGCATCGGCTTCTCAGCATCGAACCCTGAGAAGGCAGAAGGTTGGCACTGCCAAGGACCGTCCAACAACCTGCTCTACATCATCGACGAGGCCAAGGCGGTGCCCGATGGCATCTTCCAATCGATGGAACGCTGCCAGCCCAGTAGGGTGCTGATGATGTCCAGCCCAGGTGGGGCGGGCGGATACTTCTACGAGATCTTCAGGCGCAACGATGGCCGCTGGAAGACGTTCACGGTCACCGCATTCGACTGTCCGCACATCAAGAAGGACTGGATCGACGAGCAGTTCCAGCGTTGGGGCGAGAATCATCCGCTGGTGAGATCCATGATCTATGCCGAGTTCATGGAGGACGACGGTTCGCTCACCGCCATCAAGACCATGGATTGGCAGAAGGCCGTTTCCAACCCGCCGGAAGCCAAGGACAAGGGCGAACGACTCACCGCAGGGTGCGATTTCAGTGCCGGTGGCGATGAATCGGTGCTCTGCGTGCGGCAAGGGAACGTCATCAAGGGTCTGATCTCTTGGAAGGACCGCGACACGATGAATTCCATCGGGAAATTCATCCATCAGTTCAGGAAATGGAACCTGAAGCAGGAAGACATATACGCGGACGTCGGTGGCATGGGAATTGTCATGTGCGACGCACTGAAACAGGAGGGTTGGGATGTGCGCAGGGTCAATTTCGGAGAGAAAGCCATCCGAGATGACCAGTTTGTGTCCAAAGGGGCCGAGATGTGGATCGAGTTCGGTCGCATGGTCGAAAAGAACGACGTGGTGCTCGGTCCGGCAGGGAATGACGAGATTCTGGTCAACCAGTTCATCACCAGGAAGGTCCGCACCAACGGCAAAGGCAAGCTGGCGCTGGAATCCAAGGATGAACTGCGGGCCAGAGGCATCTGTTCGCCGGATCGGGCCGACGCTGTGGTTCTGGCCTTCTGCGGAGGCGGCGGAAAACGCATGGATGAGTATCTGAGGGCTCTTGGTGATGATGGTCGAAGCCTTCTGGAACGCATGGAGGAGGAAATGGGTCCAATTGATGGCGGACCGGAAGGTGCGCTTGTAGGTTGTGAGGTCGGCGGATAAGCATTGACTCGTATGATGAACACGGCTCAGAGGAACGGTTTGCATGGCCAGATCGAGGAGGCAGTCGATCAGCGCCAGCCTTGGGAATTGCGGCAGTCGCGCTGGTACGAACTGCGTCATCACGGCCTGCGACGCCAGAACAAGCCGTGGCTCAAGGCGGCCGACATGCACTGGCCGCTCATCGACACCCAGATCGAGAAACTCAAGCCGCTGTTCCTACAGCAGGCGCTCGGCATGGATGTGGTGGCCAGCTTTGTGCCGATGCGCCAGCAGCTCAACGCCTACACCAAGGTCGCCGAGGACTGGTTCAATTATAAGATCCGCGAGAAGACCAACTTCCAGGAGGAGATCCTATCATGGGTGGACTACACGCTCATGTCCGGACGCGCCGTCATCAAGTGCTTCTGGAACCCCGGCGACAAGCGGGTCGGGTTCGAGGCCATCGATCCTCTCTACTTCCTAGTCCCAGCCTACACGGTCGATCTCCAGGACGCAGACTGGGCCGTACAAGTCATGCCCATGTCGGTGCCAGCATACCGCCGGATGGCTAAACAGATGGGTTGGAAATCCGACAAGGCCACCATCGACAAGATCCGAGGCAACCCGCAGGAGGACAACATCCCCGGAACCAACGTCGAATCCGACGTCAAGAACCTGCGCGAAGGCATCACCTACACCAACAACCCCGACATGATCATCGTCTGGGAGGTGTACCGGAAGACCGACGATGGCAAATGGCAGATCTACACCTACTCACCGGCCGACAAGTCGATTGACCTGCGCGAGCCAATGGAGCTGCCCTATGATCATGGCCAGCTGCCCTTCATCGATTTCCCCTACGAGATCAAGGACAAGGGTTGGTTCTCGCCCCGTGGCATCTGCGAGATTCTCGCACCCTTTGAGTTGTCGATGACCTCGATGTGGAACCACAAGCATGATGCCATGACGCTCTACAACCGGCCGCTTTTCCGCGCCGAGCGTGAGTTGCCCAACAGCATCAACCTGCGCTTCCAGCCCGGCCAGATCCTGCCCTACGGCGTGGCTCCGGTCACCATGCCGCAGCCGCCCATCTCGTTCGATGTCGAGATGAACAACACGCGAGCCATCGCCGAGCAGCGCATCGGCACGCCGGACTATGGCATCAACTCCATGGTCGAAGGCCAGTCGTCCCGACGCACTGCCACCGAGATCAAGAGCATCAACGCCCAGGCCATGCAGTCTGGAGATCTGCGTGCCCGGCTCTTCCGCATGTCGCTTGGGAAACTCTATCGGCAGGCGTGGAGCCTCTATATCCAGTATGACAAACAGAGCCTCCAGTATCGGTTCGCCGAAGACTCATTGAGCGCGGATCCGGTCGCTCTGCACGATCAGTACGAGCTGGAGCCCAAGGGCGGCATGGACATGGTCAGCCG